GAACGCCGGCAAGATCGAGCTGCTGCTGATCCATCCGAAGTCGGCCGGGCACGGGCTGAACCTCCAGCACGGCGGCAACAAGATGGTGTTCGTCTCGCTGCCCTGGTCGCTGGAGCTGTACGAGCAGACGGTCGGGCGGCTGCACCGCGGCGGCCAGACCAAGCCGGTCTGGGCCTACGTGTTACTAAGTAACAAGACTATTGACGAGCGCATCTGGGCTGCGCTGTATGACAAGCGGGCGGTGTCGGACATTGCCTTGGACGAACTCAAAGGAACACCGGCATGAACTGGCGTGAACTGAACGCCCGACTGGGTAGCCTGCGCGAAGACGAACTGGAGGGCATGATCCAGGCGGAACTGCGGGGTGAGCGTCGGCCCACCCTTCTGATCCGTATGCACCAGCGGTTCACCGTCCTGCGGAACCTCCGCGAGCGGCGCGAGATCTTGAACGTGGCAACCTCGCCGCGTTAGCGAGATATGCCGTATATGCGGTCGTAGACTGGATGCTCTACGCCTCGCACGCTGATGCGCCCCACCTCTTGGCCTAGCTCGATGTCGCCGCGCGTAGTGGGGCGCAATCTGGGTTCTGATTTTGCGTGTGGATACCGTGTCATTTGGACCGGCCCTTCAAAGTCAGTCCCTAGCGAATAGTAGTGCTTGTTGCCGTGCGTTACGGAAACAAGCGTAGGGTAGTTTTCAGCGTTAGGCGGGGGGTCGCCTACCCAGTTCCAGCCGGCGCTGCGCCGGAAAAGATTTGTGCGGATAATCCCGCCCGTACTCGGCGCCTCGGCCACGTCCGGAGAAGTCAAAAACACCGGGCGGCCATTCGCGTCGATCTCAATGCGCGCCCCGGCACGGGTCTGCCCCGTAATGTCTTGCCCGGTAAAAGTTCCGGTGTTCGGGTCTCTCACCGGGTTTTCAAGATACCGGCCGCCTAGCACCTGTTCCCCCTCGGGCATCATGCGCTGCGGTTGCGGAAACACGGACCTAAAGCGGTCTGTGATCGACAGCCCGCGCAAAGCATCCTGCGCCCGCTTAACCACAGAAGCCTCCGCTTCGCTTGGTTCCATGCCCATCATAGCGCCTGCGGCGCCCAGCGCGGCGCGTCCTGCTCGCGGCGCAACGCGGCCGATAGGCCCTGCTGCGGACAGGACCACATCAGACGCCGTCTGCGGCACCAGCAAGTCTACGACGCCCGTCGTCATGCCGGCTCGCCCTGCAATGCGGTCGGCGCGCATGGCCGCCATTTCCGGGCTGACGCCCTGGCTAATTTGGTAATCGTACACTTGCTGGCGAACACGACCCGGCGTTTCCATAAACGCCCTATACGCATCGCTCGCTCCACGCCCAGCGCCGCTTAAAAACCGCGTGAACGCATTGGTGGGCTGACCGTAATCGGTATCTGGCGCCACACCCAACATTGCATTTCGCCGGTCCATAGCGCGTCCCCTACGTCAGAAGTCCGAGCGCCGTAGCGTAGCGCGACCGCACGTCGTCGATGCCGATGAGGCCGCCGTTGATCCGCTGGCGGCAGCGGTCAACGGCGCCTGCGTCAGCCAGGTCGTTGCAGTTGTTGGCGTGCCAGAAGATCGCGGCGCTCTCGGCCGCGCCTTCGCGCGTCTCCAGCCACTCGGGCAGGTCGTCCACCGGCATACCCATGATCTCGGCTAGGCTCTCATAATTGTACCGACCCGTGGTCTGCATCAGACCACGGCCGATGAAGCGCCAGCCGTCGCCAGGGTTCTTGTTCCCCATGCGCCCGCCGTAGGCGGCCTCGGCAATCGCCTTCTCGTCAGCGGGGCGCGACACGGTGCGGCCCACCTCGGCGGCGTACTCCGGCGTGAAGTACTTCGGCCATTGCTTCACCAGGGCTTCGGGGCGGTAGTTGAGGCTCTCCCGCAGCTTCCGGCCGCCCGCCGTCTCATGTCCGGTGTTGGCCAAGAACATCGCCACCCGCTTCGACGTGTTGATCTCGCGTCGGGCGCAGGCCGCCTCCAGCACCGCCGCCCACTCGGCGGGGTCGGCCCAGTTCAGTCCCTGCATCAGCTTGGCGGTAATCACTTGCGAACCATCCTGCTCATCGCTTCGCTCTTTTCCTTACTGCCGGCGCTGCTCCCAAAGTAGTAGGAAACGATGCCGCCCCAAGCGGTGCCCAGCGTGCCGAGCATGACCAGCAGCGCCTCGCCGCCTTGCGTGGGCAGGCCGTAGGCAATCATGTAGCCCAACACCCCGAAGAAGCCGAGCGTGACCGCGCCCGCCAGGGCCTTGGGCGTCCAGTCGCCGGTCTTCACCTCGCGTTCGCGGGCGCTGCTGCGGTCGGCGGCGTCGATGCGCTGAAGGTCGATCTCCAGCTCGCGCATCCGCACGGCGAAGTCCTGTTCGGCTTTCTTCAGCGCCAGCAGTTGATCCGGCGACGCCTTCGCCGCCGCGTCGATCAACTCGTCTTCGGTCCCGTCGGGCTTGCCCAGCAGGGCCTCGGAGATGGCCCGCGTGGCCATGCCAGCGAGCGGGCCGCCGACGGCCGTGGCGATGGAGGGGGCGACCGTGCGGACGAGGTTCAGAAGCTGGTCCATCAGTCGCGCTCCAGCGTGAAGGAGAGGTTCGGATGTCGCGGGTAGGTGACGGTGCGCTCGCCCTCCGGGCACTTGTAGCGGATCGTGGCGAGTAGCGTGGCGCGGCCGGGGTGGACCGGAGACTTGTCGGAGATCTCAAGCATATAGGTGAAGGTGTCGATCTCGGGGCCAGCCGGGCCGGTGAAGCGCGTCATGCTGGGCGTCGCCTCATGAATGAGGCCGGATGCGTCCCTGACGGTGACGTTAAAACCTTCGACGGAGCAGTCGTCGCGGCGCTTGACGCGGGCCACGGTCACGGTGACGGGCTGGCCGATCTTCGCATCCGCGATGCGGAAGTGTTCCGGCGCCCAAGAGATGATCTCGTTTTTGAACCAGCCGAACTTCTCGCCGGCGGTGTAACCGCCCACGGCCAGCGCAAAGGTGGCCGTGGCAAGCTGGACAACGGGCGTCAGCTTCGGCAGTTCCATCACTTGTCTGCCTTGCGTTCCAGGCGGTCGAAGATGGCTTTCACCATCGACTTGATGTCCTGGATGTCTGCCCGATAGTCGTCCTTGCTGACGTACTTCGTGTGCATTGCCCGCTCCAGATCTTTCACGTCGTCTTGCAGCAGGCGGATCGAGTCCCACACAACCTTCAGCATCCAACCCATTGCCGTGCCAGCCACGCCGACGATGATGTTTACGAGATCCTGCGACATAGGCGGCAACCCTTAGCGAGCCATGGCGTTGAACGGATTTTCGTAGGGCGACATCGCGTTCGTCGCCTGCGGAATGATACGCAGCGCCGGGTTCCGAAGCGCCTCTGCCGTAGCTTCGAACGGCGCGCGGGTAGCGCCGACGACGCGGGCTTGGTTCATCTCGCGGCGCATCGCACGCTCCAGAGCGTTCGCCGTCGCCTGCGGGTCCATGAGGTCCGTGGCGATCTTGATGGCGAGTTCCTGGTTAATCTTGCCTTCCAACTTGGACATGATGGTGTTGGCAATCGTGGCAACGCGGTTGAGGAAGTTTAGCCGCGGCGCCCCGGTGGCTTCCGTCACCACGGCCTCAATGTTGGGCACGCCCGTCCGCGCTTGGCGGGCCAGCTTGTTCGCCTGTTCCTCCCGCGCGATGTCGCGGCGGATACCGTCCACGATCCGCATCTGGTCGGGCGTCAGCACTTCGGACAACTGCGAGAAGCGCGCCTCACCTGTCGCGCGGCGAAGCGTCGTCGGCGCCTCCTGGATGCCGCTGGCAAACATGGCACCGCGCGTCGCCTCGCCCGTCACCGGCTGCGTCAGGCGGTTCTCCAGCACCCGCGCGACCCGCATCTGGTCAATGGGGCCGCTGGCCGCTTGGAACGTCTCGCGGGCCGTCCGATAAGCGTCCGACCGGCTATCAATCCATCGGAGCAACTCTTTGCGGGTGTTAATGATGGCGTTGCGTTCCGCCTTACCCAGACCCGAGGCGTTGTCTGCAATGAGATCGTCAATGCCACGCTTGACGTATTGCAGATCCTGCACGCTGTAGGCGGCCGGCGGTGCGGGGGGTGTTGGAGGCGCCGGCACGGGGCGCCCTTGCGCGTCCAGTAGCCCGCTGGGCGCCGAAGGCGCAGGGGGCTCCGGCGGGCGCATCGAGAAGGGCCGGTTTTCTTCGGCGGCAATCCTCGCAGCTCGCTGAACAGCCTGTTCCATAGACGGCCGCGACAGCAGACTTTCGATAGTCGTGTCGGTAGGCAGAACATCACGTTCGGCGCGGGTGAACAGCGGGCCGGTCTGCGCGGCGCGAGCCTCTTGCGCTGCCTCCAGCGCCCCGCCACGGGCCGGCATGACGCCGGTCGGCGTAACGTCGGGCGCTGCTGCAAGGCGAGCCCGCGCTTCCTGGGCCGGCGCTCCGCTAACTTCTCGCATGGCCGACAGGCGGGCGCGGGCCTGCTCTGCGGCGCGAGCGGCGGCTTCGGACGGCAGCACTCGTTCGCCGGATCGCGCGAACGCCGTGAACTCTGCCGAGCCGGTCGGCGCGACGATCTGCGACGGCAGCGGGCGAGAGCCAGGCACGATCTCGGCCTGCGGGCTGCGAAGGGCCTCAACGATCTGAGGACCGCGTCCGGCCGCCGCTTCAATGTACGCTGCGGCCTCCGGGTCCGTCGCGCGGTAGCCACGCTCAACGACCGTACCTGCGCCGCGCCCGGCCAGCGCAATCGGCGCGATGATCGGCGTCAGCGGGTTAGTGACAGCCTCTGCTGTCCGAAGCACGCCGGCCGTACCTGTCGCGCCTGCGCGGCCAGCCGCCATGGCGCCGCCACCGAACAGCGTGGACACGTCCGCGAGAAAGCCGACGGGATCTTCGGCCACCTTGTCACGAAGGCCCTCAATAGACCCGTAGTTGCGGGCGTACTCGCCGC